AGTAGAGCGTCAGTCAAGTGGAGTGACTTACTCTTAGGCTTTGAAGGTAACAAAGATCCAACACTGCCTGAGCATGAGCGTAACACACGTAAGATTGTTATACTCAAGGACAGAGCACATGGTGTAGTAGGTGAGATCTTCACAAGATATAACCCTACCAGTACAAGGCTGGAGGAGATAGAGTACGGGTGATGTATGGACATAGTAGTATTCGACAGTGAATCAAACGGTTACTTAGATGTAGCTGACAGAGTACATTGCATAGCTGTTGAACCAGTAGGCTGTGACAATGAGATCTTCCTACCTCATGAGATAGAAGCTGGGTTGTCCAGACTACTTGAAGCTGACATCTTAGTATGTCACAACGAGATAGAGCATGACATACCCCTGTTCCTTAAGATACATGGCTGGGTACCTAGACCTGAGCAAGTGTTACTAGATACCCTTGTCTTCTCTCGTATGCTACACCCTAAGAGGGCTATGCCATACGGTATGAAGAGTAAAGCTCCTCACTCTATTGAGGCATGGGCTAGAAGATTCGATATGTTTAAGGTAGAGAATGAAGACTGGTCTGTGTATACAGATCATATGGGTGTACGATGCAGGTCTGATGTATCTATTAACATGCTAATACTTAATGAACTAATCAAGGAGGCAGGCTATGAAGACACACCCGATGTTTTCTACCAAGCTCTCACAGGCAGATAGCCTACGCATGGAGCTTAAGATAGCTACTATATGTAGAGAGATGGGTGAGACAGGCTTCCCTCTTGATGTAGAGGAGACTAACAAACAGATAGGACAGCTCTCTACTCGTATAGATTTCGTAGACAAGTGGTGTGTCCCTGAGATACCACCATCCTTTAAGAAGAACGGAGCAACAGTTGAAAAGATTTATAAAATTAATGGAGACTACACTAAACAAGTTGTGGACTGGCTTGAAGATAGTTATCCAAGGTGTGCTACTATCAGTATTCCTAGTGTTACTATTGGCAGTAGGCTGGTTAGTATTAGCAACGATGTTTCTGTGGGTGCCAGCTTTAATAGGCTTGAGTCTGTTAGCATTAATCTTGGTAGCGATAAGCAAGTAAAGGCATGGCTACTAAGGAATGGATGGATACCTACCGAGTGGAACTATAAGAAAGTTAATGGAAGAGAAGTAAGGAATGCCTTCGGTGATAAGATAAAGACTTCACCTAAGATAACACTCGACTCTCTTGATTCCCTTCATGGACTAGGGGTATTAGCTGAGCTTATAGGGTACAGATTTAAGATAAGGCACAAGAGATCGCAGCTTGAGGGATTCCTAAGGAACCTAAGACCTGATGGTAGAGTGCCTTCCCTTGTCAACACCCTCGGTACTGTGACCAGACGTATGACACACAGTAAGATAGCTAACGTACCCTCACCTAAGAAGGGTGCACTATGGAAGACAATGCGCAGAGTATTCTATGCACCTAAGGGTTACAAGATCGTAGGTTGTGATGCCTCACAGATACAGGTGAGAGGCTTAGCACACTACGCTTGGTACTTTGGTGAGCGTGACTTCATAGAGCTACTGTATGCAGCTGACAGAGGCGAGGGTGACGATGTACACACAGCTAATGGGAAGCGTGCTGGTGTAACACGTAATGAATCTAAGGGTATCTTCTATGGGTATCTCTTCGGCTCAGGTATAGCTAAGACAGCAGCTCAGCTAGGCAAGACAGTGCCTGAGACTGAGGCTATACGTAAGAAGTTTGATAAGGCTGTACCATTTGTATCTAAGATAGTGAAGGAACTTAAGAAGTTCTGGAAGAGTAATGGATACATACTAGGCATAGCTGGTAACAAGATCTATGTAGACTACGAACACATGCTGCTCGTATACTTCCTTCAAGACTATGAACAGTTCATAATGAAGACAGCTATCTGTTACATGTATGATGCCTTCAAGAGAGAGGGACTGGACACTAAGCTGGTGACAATACAGCATGATGAAGTCCAACTACTTACAGCTGATAAGGATGTAGCTAGGGTGTCAGAGATAGCAGAAGAGAGTATAGCTAAGGCCAGTAGATTTGTTGGTTCACACTGCGATAATGTAGGGTGTGCTGAGGTAGGAAATAACTGGTACGAAACTCACTAATAGGTGAGTTGTTTTATAGATTAGGTTGCTTATATATATGTAGGCAGTAGATAATTAATTAAATTAAAGAGAGAAACACAATGACTGAAGTAACTAAGACAGATGTAGAAGTACTTAAAGAGCAATTGGATAAAGGTTATACTGATATCGGAGGCTTGGTAGTACGCAATACATGGCAGGGTTTAGAGATCGTGAAACTTAATATAGGTTTCGGTGGTGGTCAACCAGTTGCAATGACCTTGGATGTAGAAGAGTTGAAGAAGCTATACAACCTAGCTACTGTGATTGATGAAGATAAGAAAGCTTATCGTCATAACAATACAGCTAACTGGAGAGCTGAAGATATTCTAGGTAAGGGTTTCCTTACAGGCGCATGCGAAGCGGAGTGTTAAGATGAGTTTCAATCCACAAGAAGCACCTCAACAAAGTTTTGAATTAGTAGACGAGGGCTTATATGCTGCTCGTCTAGTACGTATCCTTGAGATAGGTATACAGACAGACAAGTACGGTTCTAAACCTAAGGTTGTCCTTGGCTTCACAGTACCTGCACTATCAATCACCATTGATGGAGTAGAGAAACAGAAGATGCAATGGACTAGCAAGTTCGGTCTTAACCAGACTGCTAACCCTGATGGGAACCTAATGAAGTTCATCAATGCCATTGACCCTACTGTTACACACATGAGAGACTTACTTGGTAAGCCTTGCATGATTGAGATCAAGCACACTGATGCTAAGCCTGACGGCTCACAGTTTGCTAACATCGCTAATGTAACTAAGCCTATGGCTGGCCTAGCTATCGCTGAGCCTGACTGTGATCAGTTCATGTTCGAGTTCGATAGCCCAAGCAAAGAGCTTTGGGATAAGCTATCTGAGTCTAGACAAGAAGATATGAAAGGTGCAGACAATGCCGCAACTATGTTATCTAAGTTGGAAGGGACGTATGTTGATGGAGCTTCTGCTGACGTAGAAGAAGCACCGTTCTAGCTAAAGACTAGAGGCTTGTCCTTGAAGGGCTTGCCTCTCTTTATTCTTTAGAGTATAGGAAATTCTTATGGAAGACATGACAGCACTGAACAAGAAGATCAGAGAATTATTCGGAGACTGTTATGATGCTGATATGTACATAGAATCTCTTGAAGAAGATGTAGAGAAGCTTAAGGAGAGGTTAAGACAAGCTAAGCAAGTTAATCTTACTCTATTAGAAAAGCTACACCATGCTGAGAGAGACTTGGAGCAACAGGCTGAGCTGATAGAGAACTTACTGGAGGAATAGATGGGTTGGGGTGATCATGGCCACGCGAGAGCAGTGACTAAGGAGTATAGTGACGGGTATGACAGACTATTTAATAAATCTACCACCGAGGATAAGGGGAAGGCCAGTGAGATCAAAGAGAAAGAAACCTTACAACTCAAGGGTATGGCTACAGGCTGGTGCAGAAAACTGTGCCTTTATGCAAAGTCATTTCTCAGAGTGTAACTCATGGTTCGATGCGAGCATTGATATAGCTGACTGTAACAGGAAGGTTCATATCCATGCACTGAGTAACGAAACAGAGAAGGATAAGCGAGACTTCATTAAGAAGCTTAGAGTAATCACCACTGAGATAGATAAGCTGGTTAAGAAGATCGAAGGGAGTATCAAGTGAAGAAGCTTATAAGAAAGTTCGTAGAAGGTACTGATATAGGTACTGCTCACATCTTATACCTAGAAACTTCTTACTTCAAGAGAGTGTGGCTATATCTCCCTTCACTCTCAGGTAGAAACGGTAGACACCTTACGTGGAAGGCTAAGCATTGGTGGTCACTGCCTTTCACTAAGCCTACCTATTGGGTGTGGAGTAAAGTAAAGGTTACTTGTAACCATTGTGGAGAGGATGCTGGCTCGTGACACTAACCAATGATGAAGCAGTAGCTATGATCAAAGAGCGTAGAGATAGTAGAGACTGTAGTAAGTGTAGTCAAGACAACTTGAACAGGTGTAAGCTATGCTACATTACAGCTGATAAGTATTACTATAAGGAGAAGGGTGATGAACAAGATTAAGATAGCAGCCTCTCAACTAGCAGCAGTGTTTAGCGAAGAGGCAGAAGCTGTAACTGAAGACGATGTGTTCTCTGAGATAGATCGTGGTGCGTGGGATGATGAAGGTAAGTATCAATATCTTCCCATATACATAAAGAGTAAGAAGACTGACAAGGTGTATGTGTTCAATGTACAGAGATCAGGCTCTTACTTTAGCGACTACAATTATGAGTTTGATGAAGACGCACATGAAGTGGAAGAGAAGGAAGTAACACACACAGTGTGGAGCTTAGTCGCATGAAAGCATTAGTTGACGCGGATTTATTCTGCTATTCCTTCGGTAACATGGAGGAGCTAGAATCAGGAGGCTTACTTCCTTGGGAGATAACAAGGAGTTTAGTAGATGCTAACATTAATTCTATCCTTTCCGCAACGAAAGCAGACACACACCAGCTATACCTTACAGATAGCCCATCCAACTTTAGACTTGAGGTTGCTACAATCCTCCCTTACAAAGGGGGAAGACCTTCGGAGAAACCACCACACCACGCAGCTATCCGCCAACACTTGATTGATAACTGGAATGCTAAGGTTGTCTATGGTATGGAAGCTGATGATGCTCTTGGTATCGCACAGTGCTATGACAATAGAGACTTAGTGCTTAGTGAAGCTGATGCAGGTAACACTATCATATGTAGCAGAGATAAAGACTTAGCTATGATTCCCGGTCATCACTACTCATGGGAGTGTGGTAAGCAACCTGAAAGAACATGGTTCGTCACTGAGATAGAGGGCTTGAAGTCTTTCTATAAGCAGCTACTCACTGGAGACAAGTCAGTAGATAATATCTTAGGACTCTTCGGTGTAGGCGCTAAGTCAGTCTGTGTTAAACGTATAGATACTTACGAGACAGAACTGGAAATGTTTACCGAGTGCTGGTTAAGGTATGAAGAGAGGTTTGGTTCATACGCATGGCAGTTCTTAGTAGAGAATGCACAGTTACTATGGATGCTACGGTGTGACCCAGCTGTTCCTGTCTACGCAGACACAATAGATCGTGCTGATGTAGCAAGGATAGAGGTGTTAGTAAGACTAGAGGAACTGTATGATGAGTACAAAGAAAACCTTGACTGCGAAGCACGAAGTGATGCAGCCGAAGTACCGAATGCAGGTAGTAAAGAGTAAGGTGAAGTATGACCGCAAAAAAGAGAAGTCATTGGAAAGGAAAGAGCACACCGACTAAGTTCTTTGGCTTCTGCTATGAGATTGTCAACACAGTAACAGGACAGCGCTACATCGGAAGGAAACAGTACTACTCTTCTTCAGGTAGATGTAAGAGTCGTGTAACTAATAGACAATCCGCTAAGTGGAACCCTAAGCATTGGAAAGAATCTAACTGGAAGTCTTACCAATCTTCTTGCACTAAGCTTAAGGCTGACATCAAGGAGCTGGGTAAGAGTAAGTTCACATTCAGAATATTATCTGAGCATGTGAGCAGAGCTGAGCTTAACTACGCAGAGGTACACTATCAGGTACATCTTGATGTGCTTAGAGAGGACTACTACAATGGTAATATCTCAGCTATCAGATTCATACCACCTCCATTCAGTAACGCAGAACTTGTAAGGAAAAATATAGATGCCAGCAAACCCCTTTGATACAATACAATCCACATGGTTCACCATGCCTCCATATAAGACTGGTATGTGGGCTTCAACATGTGTCTTCTGTCATGAAGGCTTTGATATGCACCATGTCAGACATATCTCTGATGTTGAGACAGTTACTACTGGTCTATACACCTTTACCATAGAGCTATGCTGTATGGATTGGAGTAAGACACTTACCTTTAACTTTGAAAGAAAGCTTGATGTAATCAAGGCACACAGAGAATTCTGTAGAGCCTACATGAAGACGGGAGAGTTTGATTATGCAGATCTACCTAATAAGAAGACAGTTAAAGCATCAACAGATGGAGAAGCACCCTTGGCTTAGAGAGGAAGG